ACGGCCTTGATGTATGGGGGCGAATTGTTAATATTGATCGTGAGTTTGTTGCAGTAGATGAACAGTACGACTATTTAGGTTTTGACAATTCACCTTATAACATGGATCGCATTGAAACATTTAGCAATGCTCCATTTTACAAGGTTGTTAACGGCAAAGTTCAACTGCAGGATGATGCTTATCGCACTTACATATTAATTAAGGCAATGTTAAATATTTCCAACGTATCATTAAACAGCCTTAATTATATTTTTAAACAGCTTTTCAGTGATGTAACTTTATACGTGTTACATGTTGAAACAATGATCCTGCGTTTGGTTGTGATGGGGCAATTTTCAGAGGCACAAAAGGGAGCGATACAAAATATAGATTGGCTACCTGCAGGCGTAGGATTACAATTTTATCATCTGATTACACCTACTTTTGGCTTTAAAGGTAGTGGCTTAGAAAGTTTTAATAATGGCACTTTTGCCACATACGAGATAATACACGTATAATAGATATAGTTTTTATTCTTATGCATAGAGGGTAATACAAATGGCGGTTTTCAATGAGCCATCAAAATGGCAAACATCTTTAGTAAATAGCGGTGATGCAAATAACATTCCACAAAGTACACCTGCAGGATCTGGGGAGGCATCTTTTGAAGATGGTTTTCCACAAATCACACAAATACCCATTGGCGCAGGCGGTATAGCTCCAGACAGAAAAGATTTTAACGGACTATTCAAAGTTTTAGGCGATTGGATCTTCTTTGCTCAAAATGGCGGTTTACCTACTTACAGTGCAGATTTTGATTACGTTGTAGGGCGTTACGTTGTTTATAACAATACACTTTACAAATGTATTCAGGCTAATGGCGCAAGCTCTACTGTAGTAGCTCCTGATAGCGTTGATCCTGATCATTTAGGCTCTGACTATTGGAAAGACATTGAAAATCAAGATAACACCTCTCTAATTCCTAATCAGACTATTATTAGTGAGTTGCCATTAACAGATGCAAACTTGCATTTAAAAGATGGTGCTTTACTTTCAGGAAGTGGAGCATATTCTGATTATGTTGATTTAATTGCAGAATTATATAACGGTGGAACTGCATCAAGTTCTTTCTGTACAGAGGCAGAATGGCAGACAAGCAACACAAATTACGGATTCTGTAACAAATTCGTTTATGATTCAGTCAACAACACCGTAAGACTACCAAAAGTAAACAGTGAACACGGTGCATTAATTAAATCATATTCTAGTGGTGCAGATTGGTATCGCATCTACCAAGACGGTTGGTGCGAGCAAGGAAGCATTACTAATGCTACTTCACCGGCGGGCATTAGAACAGTAACTCTTTTAAAAGAATTTGCTGATGCAAATTATACGGTTCTAACCACTGGCTCAAGAGATGTTTCAGCATTTGATGGGCAAGGTAATGAAAGTTATTTAGGTGGAACCTTGTCAGGTGCACCATTAGTCAACAATACATGGACTACAAGCTCTTTCCAAACTCAACGACTTGGTAGAGTTCATTGGATGGCTTGTGGATATATTGACATATCAGATTTACAAGTGTCACCAATCTATGAATACATCGTATTAGGCACTGTAACAAAAACCTCTATTCAGATTGAAATTGATCAGGTAATGAGTGACCTTGCATTGAAGGCTGATAAGGATTTAACTAACATCAATAACACCGGTAAGATTGCAATAGCACATAACGCTATGCCTAGTGACATTTACAATACCTTAACACCTGCAAATAATTCAAACTATACAGCTCCTGCTGATGGTTATTTTATTGCGGGTTGCGGAACAAGTGCTACTACTATAGCAAATCTAGCTATGAGTATTAATGGTGATGCAAATAAAGCCTCAAGACTAGGTGGAACTGGTGGCCCAAGTTTTTCTATATTCTTGCCCGTAAAAAAGGGGGATGTAATGTTGTTGCAATATAGTGGTCCTGTTTTGGATGTTTATTTAAGATTCTTTTACGCAGTCGGCTCAGAAAGCGAACAGTAGGAGATAACAAATGAATTATTATGTTTTAGATTCAAACAATGAAATTGCGCTTTTTGACACTGATAAAAGCCGAATCCAAACCACTTTGAAATTTAAGCCTGAATTAGCAGAAGCAAAAATACTTCAGACTGAAAGAGAGATTGTCGAGCTTGACGGTAAATTTGTATTTGCTGATGAGCACACAAACGAGCTACTAGAAAAGGCAAAAGCCGATAAATTATCACAGTTAAAAGCTATTTCACAAAAATTCACTGTTAATGATTGTGAGGAAATGTATTTAACTTCTAGCTTAGGTTATGCAATAAACGCAGACAAAACCGCACAAGACAATATAAGAGGATTGATTGAGGCGCACGAAGAAACAGATCTAATCAAATATAAGCTCTATGATAATTCTTTTAGAGAAGTTACTATCGCAGATTTAAAAATCATGCTTAAAGAGTGCGCCCAAAATGGTGAAAATCTTTATACGCAAAAATTTTTATATCAGACACAGATCAGCGCATGTACTTCAATAGATGAAGTTAACGCAATAGAAATTGTTTTTGAAATGATGGACTTTTCAAAGTCTGATACCGAAACACATTCAGAATAAAAATTAAATAAAAATAAGCTCCAAAAAACTTAAATTTTGGAGCTTAATTTTTTTTAGAAAGATTTTTGGAGCTTAATATGTATAGATTTTTAAAACTTTTAAAAAACTTCTGGAAATACTTAATTAATATTTTAATCGCAGTCGATCAACTGGTTAACACTCTTTTTGGTGGGATGCCAGACGAAACAATCAGTGCAGAATGTTACAGAAAATCACAATTAAAAGGCCACTATTTTTATAAAATTTTAGGATTCATTCTTGATATTTGTTTATCACCAATCAAACAAAATCACTGTGAGCAGGCTTATTTATCAGAAGTGTATCGCAAGCAGCTACCCTCAGAATATAGACGATAAAAAAAGCTCCTTCATGGAGCTTATTTTTTAAGTTTTTATAAAATTCTTACTACAGCAAGAGCCATTAAACACCAGCAAGCAATAATAATTACTGCAGATATAAAAAATATTATTTTTCCAAATAAATTCATTTTACTTTTGAACTGAAATCAAAGAAAAAATCTAAAATCACAACTACACCACGAATAATCATAACCCCGGCAACAATAACAAGTATTAGTCCAGCTACAAGTTTAAAATCATCTATAACCGCCTTCAAATATGTATAGCCTTCATAACAACGATCTTCAACGACTGCATCTAAATGCTTTATATACACATAGACGATTAAAGCAAAAACCGCTAAAACGCATAAAATATCAATAACATTAACTAACATGATCTTTTTTCCACTCCTGTATAATCTTTCTATCAAAAATCAGATCTGCATCAATTAAGGCTAATTCATTCAATACCTGCCTTATCTGCTCAATATTAACGCTATCATGCACGATTGAATCGTTTTCTGTAGTAAGTGTACCTAAATCGTTACAAAATGAATCTATGAGCGTTTTTATACGATTATTGACCGTTTTAACTTGTTGTAATGTTTCCGTATAATCCATTTTAATGAGCTTTTGGACTTGTTAAGATCTGTTTTAGAGATAATCCCTGCTTTTTTCTCCTGGCATAAGTTGTATAAGAAATATTGTATGCGCTGCACATTTCTAATAATGTGTTGAACTCCTGCCCCAGATGATCGACAACTGGATTTTTTTTTATAAAATGGCCTCGCTGGAGCTTATCAATAATATATTCTAAAGAATGATCGCCTTTATAAAAAGAATGAGTTAAACGACTAAAATCAACTTTGTAAAAATCTGAAATGTCTCTTAATGTATCGAATTGTTGATCGTGTACTTTATACGCTTTTTCAATGGTTACAGAATCAAGTTTTTGTATATCTTCCAGTCGCAGCCATTTAGACAAGTTATTTTTTCGTCTGAACTCAGCTAAAGAGTTATATCTTACACCGTCACACACAACCGCCCTTTTATGAAACATTTTTAACTCCTTATATAAAATCGTTTATTCTGTTTTTGATCCACAAATTCAAAGTTTTTAAATTCTTTTTTGGACTTAAGCAAAAATCCCATGTTTCTAAAAAATCAACAGCAGGATTATTGCAGAAGGCCACAAATTTAATATTATGTTCGGATAAGATATATTTATATTTTTTATACTGTTTTTTTGTTAAAAACATAAAAAAATGATTTAAATACCATTGAGCCTTTTCTAAATCCTGCTTTGGCTTACCCTTGTTTTTGTATCTGAATAAATATTTAAAACAGTTACCTAAATAAAAATCAAAATCTCTTAACAGTTCGTGAGGCTGGATTA